TGCATTGGCTCGGGACTTGGGTCCGCTAAGGCCTTTTGGCTTGGGGAGTTTAGCCAGGGTATCGACCCAGCCTGCCTTGATGCGGCCGACAGACTTCTGGCGCTGCTTGATGTATTCCTTGAGGACTGCGTCCTTGGCTTCCATGCGCTGCCAAAACTCAATCCCTGGGCCGCCGTTCTTCTTGATGCGGCCGCCGAACTTCTTGAGCGCAGCTTGATGGACCTCCTTAACCCCCGACACGGTTTCGATCACGGAACGGTTGAAAGTATTCCCTGCCTCCTCTTGGCCGATGCGGTTAAAGTAGTTCTTCAGTTTGCGGAAAGAGCGGACAGTCCCGAATCCGTTGTCGAACATCCGGGCGTAAAGGGCGTTGCCGGCGAAGAGGTCGGTATTCTCCCCGGCCAGTTTCCAGAACTTGGACGGGTTGTTCATAAAGGCAGCCGAACCGAGTTTGCGGAAGAGGCGGCCGCGGCGTCCATTGACCGAGCCTGAGCGCTGGCCGACTACTACCGAATGCACGTCGCCCTTGATGGCGGCATTTCCCACCATGCGGGCTTCGTCGCTCATGCCGTCGCCTCCGGCCTTAACAATCGGAGGGGTGAAGATCATACTGTCGCGGCACATCAGGGCGGCCTGCTCCAGAAAGACATCTATCAGGCCGTCATTCGTACCCATTACGAAACGATTGATGGCGGCCATGAACTCCTCCCGGCTCTTGGGGATGATGCTGCCTTCAGCGATCATTGGTTGTCGTCGATGACCACGAGGGTGATCCAAGCCGAAAGGGTCTTGTAAGTCTGGCTGGTGATGCGGACGACCTTGCCCCCGACCGTCAGTTTCTTGCCGATGCCCAGGGCGGCGATGGGAACGCCTGCCGAGATGACCGCCGCCGATGCCCCAATAGACCCATCTGGCTTGAGCCAGGAGGCCGTTGCGGCGGGCAGGCGGACGGTGTACTGGGTCCGCTCCACAAAGCCCCCAGATTCAAGGCCAGTGGTATAGGCGGGTTCCGAGATGAGGGCCGAGAAGGTAACCGTCGAGCCGGCCGTGGCGCAGGGAATCCCCAGGTCAAAGGTGATTTCCTTCGCATCGTTCAGAAACTCTTGACCGTACAGGCTCATACATCTGCGGACTCGGGCAAAAAAAAGGCCCCCATTTCTGGAGGCCTTTCATCGTGGGGCTTTAAGCCCCGGCGATTACGGGTTGTAGACCGCGGCGATCGTGCCGCTCGTGACCGCCTTGTTCGCGCCGAACATGAGTTCAGCCGAGGCGACCAGGTTGCGGGTGCTCTTGTCGGCCCACACGTTGTAGTAGATGCTCATGCCGAGGCCTTCGAGGGCGACGACTTCCGAGACGAGCATACCGTCGCGGACGTGGTCGAGGGAAGGGGCGGCGGCGGCGAGGGCCACGGCCTCAGGCGCACAGGCGAAGCCGGCCAATTTGGCCTCAGACGGGAACTGGGAAGCGTAGAAGACGCCACCGTCGAAACCGTAAGCACCTTCGGACAGGGGCAGGGAGGTCGTGCTGGTCGGGATGAGCTGGCTGTAGATGCCAGGGTTCACGATCAGGGCCTTGCGGCCGGCCTTGCTGACACCGGCCCAGAGGGCCTTGAGCTGAGCGGAGCCCGGGGTGACGGCGCTGTCGGCAGCGGTCACGGCAGCGGCGCCGAAGTTGGCGACGGTGATGGGGGCGGTAGCGAGGGCCCAGATCTTGTCGGCGAGGGCGTCGAGGTTGATCTTCACCAGGCGCTCAAGGCGGATGGAGTTCTGAATGTCAGCGTAGCCGAGACCGAAAGGCTGGTAGACGTGGTCGAGGGCGACCGCGGTGGCCGAGAGGGTCGTGCCGCCGATGACATTGAAGGCGGAGGGGTTGACCTGAGTGGCGGCCGTCGCGGAGGCGATGGCGACCTGGATGGTGTCGTTCGGCTTCTTGACGTCCGTGGAGAAGTCGGTCGAGAAGTTGCGGAGCGCGGCGAGGCGGTTCGCGAGGATGGTCTGGGACTGGGCGGCGAGGGTGTCGACGATCAGCTGAGCAGCAATGGTGTTGGACATATTAGTTTAGGAGAGAGGGGGGTTGGGGGGAAAGGGTTACTTGGAAGCCGAGAAGATGGCGGCGCGGTTCTTCTTGAGGAAGTCGGTGCGCTCCTTGCCGAAGGGCATGGTGGCGTACTGCTCCGCGATTTCCTTGTCCGTAGCACGGACCGGGCTGTCGCCCTGGGGAAGGTCCACGGCGGCGACGCCGACCTTGGCCACGATGGCCGCGGCTTCGGCGGAGGCGCTGATCTGGACGGCCGAGAGTTCGGCGACCTTGGCGGTCAGTTCTTCGACTTGCTTGGCGGAGACGGCGAGGAGGCCTTCCAGCTCGACGAGCTTGGAGTCCTTGGCCGAGGCCTCGACCTTGAGGGCTTCGACTTCCGAGGAAGCGCCGACGGTCAACTTCTCCACGGTGGCGCGGAGGTCGTCACGTTCGGCAGAGGCGGAAGCGACGAGGGCTTCGGCGGCGACGAGTTTTTCTTCGATAGTCATGGTTCTAAAGATTGCGGAGGTGGGCAACTGTCAGGGGTCAGAAAGTAGCCAGGGCTTCCCGGAGGTTGGAGACGACCCCGGTCGCAAGACCCTTGGCGGCGGCTTCTCGCCCGGTGAAGACCTGACCCTCCATGTCGGAGTCCTGCACAAAGGTACGCTTGTTTCGTACGGCGGCGCGGAACTCGTCACGGGTAGACTCGACCGAGGCTTGGAGGTAGGCGCGTTGCTCGGTCGTAAGGGCGAGGCCTTCGGCGCCGGCGGCCTTGTGGATGCCCGCGGCGATTACCTCAAACTTGATGCCCTGGGCGGCGTAGTATTCTTCGAGATTAGGCACGACCATATACACGCCGATGCTCCCGATCTGGGAACTGGCCGTGACGGTAAAGTCGTCGGCCTGACTTCCGATCCAGTAGGCAGCGCTGGCGGCCATGTTATCGGCGAAGGCGCGGGTCGGCTTCTTGTAGCCGGCGACCATGTCGGCCAGTTCTTGGACGCCCGTCACCGTGCCGCCCGGGGAGTTGATGGCGAGGAGCACGCGGTCAACGGCTGGGTTGTCCTGGGCTTCTTCAAGCCAGCCGGCGATGACGTCAACGTCGGCGCCGCCCATCATTCGCTCGATGGGGGAAAGGCCTTTCCCGATGGGGCCTGAGATAGGGACGACCGCAGTGGTCCCGACAACGTAGGGCTTGGGCGCTTCGCCGAAGAGCTGCGCGATCATGTCGCCCAGGCCGGCGGCCTTGGAGGCCTCGACGTAGTCCTTCGCACGGACCGGGTTAATCAGGAGCGGCTCAAGGCCGCGTAAGCCGTTAGAAAGAAAGCGCACAGTTATTAAGGGTTGGAAGGTTCGGGGGGAGGCGGGAGGTCGAGGTTGTCGGCCACGTCGGTCGGAGTCTGGCTAGAGGCCTGCCCCTGTTGGAGCCAGTTGAAGCCGGGCTTGTAGAGCATCCAGACCGGGAGGCCTTTCTCCTTAGCGAGGCCAATGACGTAGTTCATATCGTCGGCTCGCTTCGCAAGTTCCTGGCGAAAGTCGAGGCCTCGCTGGGCGTACAATTCGCTCATGCTCAGGAGCCCGAGTTCCACGTCGGCGCGATCGTTTGCGGCGTCGCGGCCACCGTCAACGGTCACGCTCTTCGGCGTGGTCCACGATGTCGCGTACCATTTCGGGTCGTCGGGGATTTCGCCGGAGGCGATGCCGTCGGCGATGATATAGTCCCAAGTCGGTTGGCAGAAAGTGTCGATGAGTACGGTCTGATATTTCGAGAAGACTCGCGCGCTCTTCGCGGTGACTAGGCGAATGGAGGCTCCGCCTAAGGCCTGGGGATTGGCCACAAATTCGAAGGGTAGTGAGCCGAAGGCGATGTCCCGCTGGAGCTCGGTCACGAATCCGTTAAAGGTTTGGGAGGGTCGCTTCGACTCCTGATGTTCCAGCTTCTCGTTGGGTTCCAGGACGATGAGCTTGCCGCCGGCCTGCTCGACCATGCCCGAGTAGCATCGGTCGCCGCCGCCTAGTTCGGCAGCCATGTTGTCGTCGATGAAACCGCCTGCCTTGTTGAGGACGCGCGTGACCTCCGACTGGTCCTTGACCGCGCGCTTCTCGGCTTCGAGGATTTCGTCGAGATCCTGCAGACTATTGACCGAATGTTGTAGGAGGGGGGTAC